ACGGGGGCATAAGGATATTTATGAAACCTATTTTATTGCTAAGTCTGCTAAGTCTTACCGCCTGTACCTCATTTACACCACCCAATGTCAGCTTGGAAACTGACAAACAGGCGTTTCATATGAGTCGCCAGCAGGTCATACTGGGTATTACAGAGTGTGAGGATGCAGGCACACGCCCAGTAGTCATTACCGCCAAGCGCAGGATCAATGGTGTTATGAGCGATGTACCCGTAGAAGTGACCTGCAATCCCCGTTACAAGATATTTCACTAGGAGATAGCCATGCTAAAAAGCGAAAAAGATGCAGAACAATTTTATGCAGCACAGCGTAAGTTTACTGACCGCCAGCGCATGATTGATAAGGGCTGGGGTGACTTAAAGGCTTACAACCAGTTGCGGAAAGCAGAAAAGAAGAAGGAGCGTATGGAGTCTATTCGTATGTTCCTCTTAGGTGGTGTAGCGGCAGTCTTATTTTGCGTAGTGTTCTTTGGTACTAATTACCTGATGAATGGTTATGCAATATAAGAAGTTTGACCAAGCCCTGCACGATGCCTGTGACCCACCTGCCCGTGATGCCGTGGCTAGGTGGCTCAAGAACCTTTGGTATATAGATGCCTTACCCAACCCCGATAAATACGCTGTAGACCTCGTATTAAGCCTTAAAGGGGAGCATCTAGGGTATGCCGAGGTAGAAGTCAGGGATTGGGAGTTTTGCCCGTTTAATACGATCCACATAGCCCACAGGAAGGATAAGCTGTTTAACCACCCTAGAACGACTATGTATGTGGTCAATCGACCCTTAACCCACGCTTACTGGATTAGGGCCAATAAGATTAAGGATTGCCCGTTAATAGAAGTACCGAACACCGCAGTAGCCCGTGATGAATACTTTTACGATGTTCCTAAAGACTTGTGGAAGGTCGTAGACTTGACCGACCTGTTTTAATAAGGTCTAGTACCAGTTTTATCAATAATTAAAACTTGCCTGCGAGGACTATCGCCAGCAACACTAGGCACACTAATATGTGTCCAGCGGTCAAATTCTCGAATAAGTTGGTCATATCCTATCCCCGATCCAATCACAGCCTTTACGACTTCATCGGGGGTCATGCTTGGTACTCTTATGTCTGCGGCACAACCAATCCGATGCTGGCTACTGTCCTTTGATCCTACAGCGTCATTGACTTCTTTGCAACGAAAGGCTGAATTGACCATGACGGGCTTGCCACCTAACACAGTCTTAACTTCCTCTAAGAACCCAGCCAAGCGCACAAGGTTAGCCATCTCTGAGGCATTGGGCGTATTGTCAAACTGCCTGTGGTCTGTGTGGGTTAGTTCGTCTAAGGTGAAATGTTCTGAAAGGTTCATTTTTTAATCATTCCTTTCATTTCTTCGGTTTTATTTTTACTGCCTTGACTTGACCCAAAGTAAAACGATAGGACTTGACCAGCAGCCGATGTTATAAATCCAAGAGCAAAAATAACCAATTGCTGTTGATCGTCAGGAGTGTCAACAAACATCAGTACCCCAATTAATATAAAAGCCAAACCAACCACGCCTAATGCAAGAATAGGAACAACCATCTTATCTAGCTTAGTTGCATTCGCTGAAGTAGCTACCGCAGCATACGCTTGACGGGCAGAGTCACGGTCAGCGACCTCTAATTTAGCGTACTCTAAGTCAAGTTCTTTAAGTTTAAGGGCCATCTCAGGGTTACCTGTAAGAGCCTTGGTAACGCCCTCTATAGTGTCATCATCAATGCCTAGCTTAGATGCTATCCAGCCGACTGCTGCACCCCCTGCTGGGCCAGCAACCGCAGTTGCAAGAATAGGTGCAACCCCTTTGAGTATTCCTAATAAAGTATCCATTATTTTTTACTCCTTGATAACATAGTTGCAGCAATAAAAAGCATGGCTTTTGCTTGTTCTAATTCTGCTGGGGGGTTATCCCAACCAACGGTAATCTGCCCTATAAACCTACTGGGGTCAGGCGGTACGCTAATTCTACAACCAAAAGTCATGCCTTTTTCAATATACCAAAGACCAATTTCTGACTGTGCCGCCTTGTATCCACCGCAAGGAATATCACCAGCCATTAAAGCTACTACATCTTGGTTATTTGATTGATTAGAAGTAAAAAGACCTACATCCAAACCATCATTGGTTTTATCCCGCCCCGTCTTTGTATAGGCTCGATACTGGACTCTAGTGCCAAACAAGGGGTTAACTTTAAATATTGTTACTACAGTTGCGTCAGTTGTTTTAAACAAATGAGCCGCTACATCGTCTACCCTATCTTCGGCAATACTAGGTAGCTTTTGGCTTTCCTTATAAGTGCCAACAATTAACTCTTTATTCTCGTAAAACGCCCAAGCACCAAAAACTAAAATTGCCATCAAAATAATCGCAAAGAGTTTAAATGGGGAGTCTACATACGCCAATATTTTAGATAAAACATCGTCTGAATTGTTTAATGGCATATTTATTTCCATCTACCCCATGTGCATTCGTAAGCAACCCAAGTTGCAAATATGTAACACAACGCCATAACGCTTTTCATTATCCGTCTATCACTTTGCTCCAAATACTTATCACGCCTGTCTTCCCATTGCTTCCTAGCTTTAATGCCTTGTATCTCATCCCAAGCCTTACTGCCGTATTTCTTAGTAATTTCTTCTTTAATCTTTTCTTCGGACTGCTTGGCTAACATTAGCCTTTGAAACTCATCCACCGCTTCAATGATAGTGGTGGTGTCAGGGCTTATAACCCTTGAATTCTTCCTCGATGCTGCCCTTTCTTTTGCTGCCTTATCCGCTACCGCTAGTACACCGTCTATTGCTTTAGATAGTTCTTCTGATGCCTTTACAGACTCATTGAGAGTCTTGGTAACCTTTTTAGTACCATCAATAATTCCAAATGGGTCTGACACATTTATAAGCCTTTGTTACTAAACCAATGTGCAATAAAACCCACGAGTGAACTAATAACAGATACAACCCCCAAGCCGACCCAAAGACCGCCCCTAGAACGATTAGCCATTGCAACCAGTTCTTCAATGCTGGCTTCCATCTTGTCGATCTTTTTAGACATATCATCAAACTTGGCTTCATAGTTGTCTACTTTTTGCCAAAGAACACCGTATTTAACTGGATCAATCTCAAAAGACATATTAGGCATTTAACGCATCAATTTGTGCTTGCAGTTTAGCAATTTGTTCTTCTTTGGTTGGTTGTGCTGCTAACCATTCTGCGTAACTTGCTTGTGCTTGTGCAACTTCTTCAGCAGTTAATTCAATTGTTTTTTTCTCACCAGTAATTACATCAATTTCTATTCTGTCCATAATTTACTCGTAAAGAATGTTGATTGAACCAGCATCAAATGTATCTGTGCCATTTACTGTGGTAATGCGTACTCGGTCTAGTGTGTCTGATAAAGTTTTAGAACCACCAGCGGCAGAGAGGTTTGATAAACTAATTTGCACTCCAGCAGATAAAACCCAATTATTTCCCGATATTTGCGTCAAAATTGCTTGACCCATATAAGCCGCACTTGCATTACCGCCCCCAACTAAGTTTAATCCGACAGTATTTGCTGTATAAGTTGGGCTTTGATTTGTAGCCCCCCCGTTATATCCACTTGTTTCTATTCCACCAGCATCTCCAAGTTGAATACAAACTATGCTTGACCCATTTGTGCTTACTCCATCAAACATTACAGTAATTCGTTTTACCCATGATGGAATAGAAAGAAAGTCAATGCTTGTTCCGCTTGTAGAAGCTACAGCAGTACCACTAGTTAATGGATATGCGGCAGGCGTAGCAGATGTCCAAGTAGTACCGTTAGAAGTTAATACATTACCTGCTGTGCTTGGGGCTACTACTTGTAATGCAGAAGTTCCATTACCAAGCAAAACATTGTTTGCGGCTAATGTAGCCGCACCTATACCGCCTTGTGCTACGGTTAAAGGTGTTGTAAGACCAGTTAAAGAAGTAATGTCGCTGTTAGCACCTGATTTAGCGGCAACTAAATTTGTTCTAGAAGTTGTAGCGTTAGCAACATCTGAAAGATTTGATGCTTTTAATAAAAACGAAGCACCGCTAGGAAGTTGATTAACTGTTGCCGCATCGCTTGCCGCTATTCCATCAGCAAGACCAGTAATGCGGTTATTACCCATTTTAAGGTTACCAGTAGCAGTAGTTTGTCCGTCTGAGGCTAATGATCCCGTCATTGCTGTAGCTAAGTCTGTCATGGTAGTGTTAGCCCATGTTGAACTAATAGTTGTGCTAGTTACTACTGGATTACCAGCAGGTAGGGAATATGTACCCGATCCGTTTCTACTCATTTTGATTCCTCTGTAAGTTCAGGTTTAGGTGCAACATAAGCACCAGCTAATGTATTAGCTAATACTTGTGCTTTAGCCGATTTTGGGCCAGTTCTAGCAAGTTCTTGCAATTTAGCAACAGAATCAGGATCAGTTAACATTTTAGCTAACACATCGGCATTGCGACCAAGTTGTATATTTTCAGCCCAATTAACAATATTGGAAGGCTTAAACAAAGTTAAACCTTTTGACACAACTCCGCTACCAAGTTCGCCTTTAATCATCTCATTAAACGCTGTTGCTGAATTAGCTGGCATACGCTGCCCTTGTGCTTGTGCAACATCTAAGAAATTTTCAAAGCCTTGCCATGCTTGCATACCGCTTGTTTCTGTAACCAAGGTACGCAAATTGTCACGCTGTTGTTTGTTACCAGCAATGCTTGCAGCAAACTTAGGCCCACCGAACTGGTTTTGACCAGTAGATAAATTTTGAGTAGTTTCGTTAAAAATACCCTCTAAGTTTTGGCGTGTCCAATTAGGCAACGCATTAGGGTCTTTTCTACGCAACAGATCAGCAGTACGCTTAATATCGGCAGGGTATAAAGACACAGGTTTTTGTGGCATCAAAATATCTGCACCTGTAGCACCTTCTGCTATTTGACCTACTGGGCCTTGCTTTAACGGGGTTATTTGGGTTTTTTGAGCTACTTCAAACTTTTGACTACCTTTGGCGTAATCAGGTGAAACAGCATTTAAATAATCATCTAATTGACGATTGGCAGAATAAGTAACCCTTGCAGCATTTTTTTCTGCACCCGTTACAGCGTTCATTTGTTTACTGTATTGGTCATCTAAATATTGTTTAGCGGCTATTAATGTTTTAACCGAATTAGCAGGTTCATTTTTTACCCCATATGTGCCTGTAGAACGAACATGATCTACGGCATCAGAAATTTTAGGGTTAGTCATCATGCCAGCAATGTCTGTATTAGGTACGGCTTGTTTGCCAGCCTGTGTAAAGTATGGGCTAACATTGCCTGTAACAGACGATTCAGCACCACGAATAACATTTTGCCCTGCTTGCTGTAAGTTAAATGGGGTAGCTGATGTAGGCGCACGGGGACTAACGCCTTGCATTACATTTGCAAAACCTTGTTGCACTCCAGCAGGTCTGCCAGCCATAAATTGACTCATAGTGCCTTGGCTGGGTTCAGCTTGCTCTAAGAAACGCTGGGTAGTTGTTAAACCACGCTGACCCGAAACTTGTGCAATTGCTTCTGCACCCGTAATTGGCATACCTTGCTTAATAGAATTTTGTTGCAATAACTGAGCAAGGCGCATTTGTTCGGGGGTAACGCCTTTTAAATTGCGGTTAACAATGTCGGCAGGGGTTGACCTTACGCCACCAGTTGCTGCACCCGTAATTCCCATTGTTAAGCCAGTACCAAGCATTTGTTGAATTGGACTTGCTCCAGCATATTCCATGCCCTGTTCAGTTGCACTTCCAACAGTACCAGCGGCAGCCGTGCGACCAATTTGTTTACCGATATCTGCACTAGCACCTAATAATGGTCTAGTTGCAGCAGATCGAACCATTGAAGCTGGGTTTAAACCACCGCTAGTACCTACTTGTGTAGTGAAATCTATTACTTTGTAAAGCGGGTTGTTTGGCTCATTTTCAGGAGTCAAAACACCTTGACGCTGTAAAAACCCAGTTACAGGGCGTGATTTAAGCGGAATTTCAGCATTTTTTGTTGTAAGATATTGATATAAATTTGATATATCAGATGGAAAACCACCAACAATATCGCCTAAACCAGCAACACCTTTAATAGCACTTTGTTTAACAATTCCACCAAGATTGCGCTCGTTTGATTTTGTGTCTAATACGCTTGGTGTGCCAGCAGATTGAAATTGTAGGTCAATAGCCCTTTGGCTAATGCCAAAACGATCCCTAATGGCTTCTTTTGTAGCTTCATTAGCTTTTGTAAAGTTAGGATCATCCTTTGCAAACTTTTCAAAAATAGCGTTTTTAGTCGCTATATTGGCTTGTTCGTAATTAGGATCACCAAGTAATTGTTCTAATGCCATATTATCGTTTTGGTGCTAAAAGTGGGTTGCTTGTGTCAATAGTACCGATTCCTGTATATACCTCAACAGGGCCTGCTCCAGTAGCGTTAAGAATTTCTTTATCCATCTTAGATGCTTGCGTGTTCCATTTCTTTTGATTTGCAACAGCCATCTTAATTTCAAGACCAGCCATTGCTTTAAGTGTTTCAGCATTAAGCGTAATTGTTCCACCTTCAGCTTGCGTCAAGAATTTACGCTCACCTTCTGTAAGACCTTGACTACCTGCAAGACCTGATTGCTTAATAGAGCCAAGCATAGCTTTACCACGGTTAGAAAATAACTGTTCTGTTTTACTAATAGTATCTTGATTGTTAGCACCAGCCACATTAAATATTTTTGCAGCTTCTAAACCAATATTGGCGGCTGGCCCAGTTAATGCACCACTATTTACAAGTTCAATTGTGCGTTTAGCATTTTCAATTTGTTGTGGAGCAGCAAGTGCTTGTTCATACATTCCATAAGCACCTTCGCTTGCTTTGCCAGCAAACCCACCAGCAAACTTATTAGCCGTACTAACAGATACGCTAGGCGCACCCGCTTTTTTCAATGTTGTTTGATAATCTAAAAAACTACCTCTAAATGGATTTACAGGGTCTTTTACAGCTATTAAAAAATCTTTATAGTCGTTACTGGTTTTATCTGCACCCGTAGCTACTTGTTTAATGCTTCCGTCAGGTTGTTTTTCATAGCGTACTGAACCTTCAGGTAAAGTAAACGATTCAGGTTCAGCAATCATCTTGTTAAAAGCCATATTTTGCAATCTTGGGGATGCTTTTGGATTTGCCAAAAGGTTTGCATAAGCACCCTGTGGATTAGGCGGTATAGCTGCCCTAGATTCTTGTAATGGAATATTTCCACCATCAGGCATTGGCCCAGCTTGTGCAGGAAACATTTCAGCAGGTCTGCCCTGTCTTTGTTGCATAAAGTCAGCCATGGCAGAAGTTTCATCTGCTCGTAACCGTTTAGCTAAATCTATTTGCGCTTGTTCTGCTCTTTCAATACCTCTTTGACCCATGTAAGTATTGGCTAAACCAGCAAGGTTTTGGAATATGCTAGGGGCAACATAGCGACCACTAACCATCTGTCCTTGTGGTTGTTGCATACCTTGTTGCATGAGCATTTCAGCCATCTTTTGCTGGCGTAAAATCTGTTGCTGTTGCAACATCTGTTCGGGGTTAAGTGTTCCAATATCAGCCATAATTATTCCTAGAATTGATTATCCACACCGTAACCAAATGAAGTTTCTAAATCATATCTAGGTCTTTTTAATCTTGTATCAAAAGGCATAGCATTTTGATTAGAAACATTGCTTGTTATATCAGCATCAAAATTTGCTTCAGTTGGCACTTGACCTTGACCAAATCCACCGTAAACATTTTCTGCACCGTACTCCATGATTGCTGGAATAGATTTAGCGTAAGTACCTAGTTTGCTTCCTAAACTCTGCTCATTTGGGTCTTTTTTACGCAACATCATTGCTAAAGCCATAGGGTTCATACCGCCACCTTGACTTTGACCAGCTTGGTTTACTAACTGGTTTTGCTGTGCAAGTGCCGCCTGTTGATTAGCTTGTTGCTGCCCAGTATTTTGGAATACAGGTTGCAATCCGCTAACATCTTGTATGGGTTGTGGCATCAAAATATAGGGATTCATAGTAGTCCGTAATCTACGACTTTATAGCCGTCATTGAGGGTTCTAACTGCATAAGGATAGACTTGCTCTACTTCTTGAGCCATGTAACCGTAATAAACGCCTGAACCAGCTAATTCGTGGTCTTTAAATTCATTCCTGTATTCGTATTTGTACACAGTCAAGCCATTTTTAGCTACACCAATAACTTCAATGTTTTCTTTAGTGCGAATGTCAGACATTAAAGCCGCACCGCCTAGACTAAATAAACCTTGTGTCATTGCGTTATTAGCAGCATTTTGGGCGTTAGCCGCACCCATTTGGGCGTTGTAACCCATCTGAGTCGCACCCAGTAGATCAGCACCAGCCGTATTAGCTTGTTGTGCAGGGTTTACAAAGGTTGGCCCTTGAACTTGCGCCCCTGTTCTAACAGCACTTAATGTATTGAGTGGCTCGTTTCTAAGGTACGCTTGCTCTTGCAAGGCAGATTGGCGGGCTTGTTGACCAACGCCAAAACCTTGTGTAGTTGCAGCAGCTAGTAAGTCATTCTCACGCTGAGATTGAGCCAACATTGCTCGTTTATAGGCTTCTGAACCGACAGGAATACCCTGATTGGCTAGTTTTACATCTAATGCCTCACGCCCCTGCTCAATTTGGGGTTGAAGCCTTTGCATATAAGCATCTTGGTACGACTGACTAGGATTAAACCCTGTGCTTGGTAACTGGCTTGTGTCAAATGGGGTGTCAAGCATATCGCTGACATAACCCAATCCTTTTTCAGCTAATTGTCCAAGACCTAAACTAGCTTTGTTTTGGTAATCTAAAAGTTGTTGTTGAATAGGAGAAAGAGATTGCGTAGCCTTCCACATTGGATTGCCAAACTTATCCTCACCTGAAACTGCATATTCAAGCGAACCATAAGGCGTGTATTGATTTACACGATTAGCCGCAATGTTAGCCCGTGCAGCATCTAAGTTGCCCGCTGCTGTTTCCCTAGCCGCCCCTGCATAATCAGGTGGTGGTGGCGCACTTCCCCCGCCTTTTCCCATATTTTTCTCCAATAAACCTACATTTATCTTTCGTCATCACGAAAAACAACAAATCGCCTGAAGGAAAAACATCAAGTAGTTGGGCTTTTTCCTCAAAACCTAAATTTTTCACAAACCTAACTGAAGCCTCATTATCACTAACCACAGGAACAATGATTTTGTCTACACCTAATTGTACAAAAGGATAGTCAAAAATGATATTTAAATATTCGGGGGTCATTTGCCTTGTTAGGGCTATATGACAGACTACAGATACCTTGTTGTAGTCCTCGTACCAAACACCTGCACATATTTCACCATCTTTAATCCACCCAATAGCAGTTGAGTTTTCAGGGGTAAAAACCATGCCACATTGATTACCTACCCATGTTCCAACCGCCATTTTGTCCAAACATAGCAATTACAGTACGCCCCCAGTTTCCATTACATAATCGGTTGATGCCCAATGAAATTGAATACCTTGCGATGCCACATTTATGTTAATTGATCCAGCAAACCCTGTTCCTGTAACCCCTTGCCAAAACTTAGTAGTGGTCAAAGTGCCACCCCAGTTAGCGTCATCCCATAAAGCTACATCCCAAACGCCAATATCTAGTGTTGCTGGATTAAAAGCTATTTGATTAGTTAACGGCTGGGTGTCAAAGTCCGTGCTAATACCGCATAGAACTGTCGGTAAGCCGTTATCAGTCTGTAGGATAGGGCGTACTAAGGTAAAGCGTTTTAATTGCCCACGGCTTTCAAAATAGCTATACGCTTGTTGTGCAGTCGCAACAATATTTGAAGTATTGTCGGCAAGCTGTGTATAAAACTGCCCCACAAAACCGTTAGCCCCAAAGTAAATCTTATTGTCCCCTGATGCTTCCCAGCAAATAGCGTTTACCCCAGTAAATCTAGCCCATGCCTTAGTAATGGTGTGCATGACATACTGCTCATACCCTGTACCTACGGGAATGTTTAAGATCAGCATATTTTCACTAGCAAAGTAGGTAATCTGCCAGCCAAATTCAGCATAAAAGTTAGTAGCCGCTTGGCTAACTGCAAAGTAAATCTTGTCGGTTAAGTAAATTCGTGGGTCTAAGCGTGAGGATTGAAGTGCGCCTGACATTGGTACTAGACCGTCTTGAGTTAGCAATAACAGATCACCGCCCCATTTAAAAAAGCATCTACGGCTAAAGGTTTGACCTAATTGCCATACACCAACCTCACTCCAAGCGTTTGAATCGCTAGGGTTTGTACCCTTATAGACAATAACCTCGCCCATGCTGGTAACAAAAGCGGCTAGATCGTCTACCCCGTAACCAGCGTCTAAAGTCCATGTACCCATTGCTTGCAAGAAACCACCTGAACGGGCAATAGCCCCTAAAGGGAAGTCTAATGCCGCACCCCCAATAGACTCTACGGGTAGATACCAAAAGGTCATGCTGTCTTTTTGTACAAAAAACAGTCTGTTTTGGCACATATTGACATTAACAAACACATTGCTGTTTACGCCTGTAATGCCTAAAACGGTATAAGTACCTACTACGGTAGCATCAGCTGTTGGTGCGGTAGCCATCGTATAAGTAAAGGCTGATGCCCCTGTTACGGTAATAACATAAGTACCGTTGTAATTGGCTTCAGTAGCACCGCTAATAACAACTCGATTACCTGTTGCAAGTCCGTGCGGTGCAGCAGTTGTTAGGGTAGCTGTAAGGTTACCTGCGCCACCCCTAGTAATGGTAGAAATAGTCTGTGCCGTACTTGTGGTTGCCATCTTGTACCAACGAGTACCGTCATAAACCATAGCAGCGTCTTGCCCATTAACCGCAATCATGAAGTTACCACCATCGGTAGAAATCATGCAATGCTGAAATTTACTGTTACCTAATCCTGTAAATACAGAAGTTGCAACAGAAGTTGATGCGTTATAAATGACCCCGTTGGCTACGGCAAAAAGCGTATTTGTACCGTTATACCCAGCATAATTCATTAGGGTTTGCACTTCCCCCGTAATCCCTGTAGATGCTTGTGAAAACCCTTTTCTAAGGGTTACATCGGTAGGTGTGGGAAAGAAATTGATTAACTGAACCGCATCTAACGGGTTCATTTCAGCTAATGAATCTCTAGCGTTCCAGCCCCCAATTGGGGAAGCTAAAGAAGTAGTCCTAGCAGTAAACTTTTTAGGAACTGGCATTACTAAGACCCGTATCCAGTATCGGGAATGTTTGCCCAACCAATAAGCACAGCACTTGGCATAGGTGCAAAAGATAGGGTTGCTGATCCTTTATCGTTAGCTTTAGCTACACTTAAATAACGGCTGTAATCTTGTTGTAATGCGGTAGTATCAAATGATTTAATTTGGAAATATTTGAGTTTAGTCAGCAAAACGATAATTGCGTCATCCAATACGGTTGTATCAGTATCAACAGTAAAACTATTCTTTACGGCATTAGCGGCACTTCTAGCCCAGCCTTTAGAACGGTACTCAAAACCTAGATATTCAAGAGTGTTGTAGGGCGGCCAAATTTCAAACTGATTGCCCAAGATTCTCCAACGCACCCGTGGGCCTGTAGAGATATAACCCGACTTGAGCCATTGCCATTGCTGGGCATCGACTGGGCCAAGCATTTGCCAATGTTTTGTCTTATCCCAATGGGTGTTATCTGTAATGGTTTCGTAATCAGGTGGCAAGGGGTAAATGGTCTTGCTAAAAGTAACTGTACCGCCTACCGATGTTGCTGAAGATAATTGGCTACTATTTAAGCTAGTTGAAGTAAGAACTGTATCAACATAAGTATCTTGGGGAACACTTGTACCCACGATGGAATAAGTATTGTCCAAACCTGCGGTACTAGGAATATTGTTTAATAAATAACTATTAATCGTTGTATCGCAGGTTGTGGTGATTGCTGTGGTGTAAAACCTATATTCCAACTCCAATGCTTGCCAATTGTGTTCCTTAATTAAGTCGTACCCAGCACGGTTCATTAGCGCAAGAACTTGTTGCACATCTTGGTTGGTGTTCCCTGCTACATAAGTAGGTACGGCTAAGTTAAGTTCAGCGGTGACTTGCTGGACTAATTGGAGCATTGTTGATGACATATTAGGCTTCCTCTGTGGCTACCGTTTTCTGTTTACGGGGTTTCTTTTCACCAACAGCAGCAAGTATAGTAGCCATTTGCTCTTGCATTAAGGCTAACTTCGCATCTGTTTCTGCCTTTATTTTAGCAGTTTCTAGTTCCTTTTTGGCAAGTTCTTCTTTCAAAGCGTTAATTTCATGCTCACGCTTATCGGTTTCTGCTGAACTTGTTGCTAGATTTAAAAATGCCTTTGCCTTGTCACGGAACGCATAGGGTGACATTCCTGCAATCATTCCCATACGCTGTAACTGTTGATCTGAAGCGTTTGCAATAGACTCTACCGTTTGGAACTTAATTGCCCTTAATTCTTCAGCTTGGCTTTTTGTTACTAAGGGCCATTCTGCTACAGGCGTTCCTACTAATTCCTCATCGTGCGCTCCTTGTCTATTCATGTAATTAGCCCATTGAATAGGAAAGCGAGTCTTATGGTTTTGTAACGCATAAGTGTCGATTTCGGTTAGGGTATCGCCAGCAACGCAGATTTGTACAAAATCAAAGTCTTTGAAGATTGGTCTGCCAGCGTCTTTGGATTCTTGCTCTTGTTGTACGGATTTTTTGTAAAAGCGTACTTGTAGGCGTGAATCTGCTCCTTGTGTATCTGAAGGTAAAGCCATTTTTAATTCTCCTAAGGTATTAGGTTGTTAAAAGGAAAAAGGGGCTACCAGTTAAGGTAACCCCCTGTTTTTACTACATTTTGCTATTAAACACTAGCCTTGCTAAACCAGCCATAATCGCCTGATGCCATAGAAGCACCTGACAAATATGTACCTGCACCCAAAGTTGCTTGGAATGTAGATGCGTTGACTACGCAAGTAGCGGTTGAAGCCGCAATTGCAACACCAGCTTGGGCAAACACATAGCGAAAACCATCTGCGCCAAAAGTTTGCAGACCGAGTGGGCCAATAGTTGGAATTGCTACGCCAGCAGAATTTGGGTTAGTGTAAGCATTTTCACCTAAATCTACGCCAGCAATGGGGAGAGTTGTATATGACATGATAATTTTCCTTTAATTAGTCAGTTGATTAAGTGCCTGTCAAGATGCCTTGCAATGAAGCGTTAGAGCAGGTTAAGTTACCAGCCCAGCCATACAGCTTCACGATTGCATCTTGGTTAATCGATTGACGCTCACCACCAATAGGAACGAAATTACGCTCTTTGTGTGGGCGGAAGAAAATGTAATCGGTGTTCAAGAGGTACATATACAATGCGTTCTCTTGTGCGCCAATACCACCACCTAATACCACATCAGCAGACATACCGCCACCGTAGAACTTAAGGGATGCGAAACCTGCTGCACCTTCGTCTACACCAGCAATACGCTGAATTGCTTGCAAAGAAGCCACATATCGTGAATACAAAGTGTTACCAGCAATAATAAGGTCAACCTTATCATTACCACGAACGGATTTGATAGCAGCGTCAGTCATAGCAGCTTGGATCAATGCAGCGGAGTTAGCACCAGTTGTTGCTTGGTTACGCCAAAAAGTCCAGTTTGCACGGTTAATACCACCGTATGTACCAGTTGTAGGTGAAGTGCTGATAGCAGCGGCTAAACCTGTGATGTTCTTACCACCATTTCCAGTTCCGTCACCATACAAGTCACCCGAAATGCGGTTTAACAAGCGGGCTTCAGAAACTTGCATACGACCATCTAAAAGGTCGATGATTGCTTCTTTGCTGCTGTTTTGTAGCATTTCTAGACCACTCATGGTTACTGAGTCAGCGTACTGCGTAATGCTGAACTGAGCAGCCGAGATTGGGCTATCAGGGGTAATGTTCAAGACTTCATAACCACTATAGCTATTAGCATTGTTGGTTGATGGGTCGTTGTACATGATTTCTTCCAAGATCACATTACCACCCGAGAATGGGCGAACATTACCTTTGGAGTTCAATCGTTGAAGAATTGCATCGTTTTCTGTTAAGTTATCTGCCAATACTCCGCTACGGCTTTGAATGGTAGTAGCGATAATATCGGTGATTGCGCTATTTGCGAATGCCATGATATTTCCTTTATTAGATTAAGTTAAACCCGACCACCCTCTGCATCGGCTAAATTAGCCATCAGCAAGGATCGTCTATCCTTTGCATCTGATTTAGACACCTGACCGCTAGGAGTAACGGATCGTGGACTAACAGCAGTTGCTTTAGCTTTTGCTACTTGCTGTGCTTTAGACGCTTGTGTGTTTGTTGATTTTAGGAGTTTTTCCTGTTCCAACTTAAACGCTTCGTCATTAAAACGCACCGCTTTTGCATAAGCCGATTCTAGGTCTTGGGCCAAACCTCGCTCAAGTAATTGAGCCATATCTTCCCTTACCATATCAAAGTGCGGGAAAGCCACCTTGTTATTGCTTACCCGACTAATTTCATTACTCAGTCGAGCATTTTCCTCTTGCTCCCGTATCTGTGACAGTTGAGCAACTTGTTGCTGTGTTGCTTGAAGTTGCTGCATTAACTGTTGCTGGTACGGATCAACATACGCCTGTTCAGGCATCTGAAGTGCATTTTGATTTAATTGTATTCCATAATCTTGTGCAAGTCTATTAAAGGCATTTAGCTTCTGTTCGTATGTTCCATTGGCTAAAGTGTAGTGCGCCCTGCCTAAGTTATTAATCCATGCTACAGGGTGAATACCGTGTTTTTGCAGTTCAGGGGTAAATTGACCAATTGCTTCGGTTAATTGCCGTGCATTGTCGGCTTCTGCTTTGTAGGCAGAAACGCCCTTTTTGTACTCGGATTCACGCTGATTAGCGTATTCAGCAAACTTAGCAAACTCCGCTTTATCTAGCGGTTTGCCTTCTTGCATCTTGTTCCATACCTCTACATACTCCTTTTTCCAAGTAGTAGGGCGTTTTATTTCCTCATCAGGAACATCACTAGCTTCTGCCACCAGTTCAGGTTCTTCAACGGTATCTTGGTCGGTACTACCTTCTTTGGCCTTAAAACGACCTTTTTCGTCACGGTTTTCTTCAGGGCTGGATTCTTCGTTTTCGGCTTGGATTGGATCGTCATTTACTTCAATCTCCTTTTCGGTAGGGGCTTCAAGCGTTCCTTCTTCGGCTTGGTCTAGTGCGGCTTCCAGTAATTCTCTGCGGTCATCTGACATAATTTTCCCTATCTGTAGTTAAGTTTGGAGTAAGCAATTTCAGCAATCTGCCGTTTACGGGCTTCATGGTCTTTGCGGCTAAATTCAGGTGCTTTTTGCTGCATTGGCACAGCATCGCCTATTTCCACGCAGTTATTGCGCTTTAGGTTCTCACGGTGTTTAGATCGGCTAGATACCCAAGTACCATCAGCCATGCTAATGTGGCCCTCTATGTCAGGCATCACCATGGGGGCTTCCCTAGACTTCATAGCAACCTTATCTTGCCACGATGCTTTGGCAGCTTCCTCACCAATGGTAGGTGTCCACCACTCTAAAAAGAATTCTTCATCCGTTTGCTTGGTTTCTATGTGACTTTGTTGGGAATATCCACAATTCGGGCAAATCATTACATTCTCCTTATGATGTCAGGTAATTGGTCGTATTCATTGGGTCTTAATAGGCAAATGCTGTCATACCAACGGGCATTCTTCCACCGCCAGCAGACAAACTCCTCTTTGGGTAGTAAAACCACGCATTTAACGCCTAAAGCACCAGCCAAATGCGCTGTTCCCGTGTCAACAGTCACGATTCCCTTCATCGCCTTCATGTGACTAGCGGTTTGTACCCAGTTTTTTTGCCATCCATCGTTGGGAAGTGGGTGAAATAAGCCGTCAGAGTTAGGGTTTAAGCTATATGCGTCATCCCCGACCATTTCAGCCATGTGTTCATTGGCAATTGACTTGATGTAATACAGGGTTTGCTTACTAGCTTCCCAGTTCACCCCAATCTTGGGCGGGATATTGCTAGGAATAGCGTGTAAATAGCCTTCAGAACCTATTATTTTATTGCGTGTTACAGGAAACATCGCCTTGACTATAGGATGCTGTAACGAAATGTAATACGGAAGCGACATTGATCCGATCCAGTAGTCTGAATCCTTGGCTACACCATTTTTCAAATCGTTGCTAAATACATCTACAGCGTGAATTTGACCTAAAAGGTAGTGCAATGTACCTTCTTGAAGAACAACGACCCTAGATGCCCCTAAAGCCTTTAAAGCAGGTAAGAAACGGGCAAACATAATAATGTCCCCAAAGCCTTGCTCCATCTGTACAGTGATCGACTTACCTATCAAGGGTTCACCTCTCCATACAGGCATTTTTAGAGCAGGGGCGTAGGGCTGGGCTTGCTTGGCAATAATGTCAGGATGCCAGCGGTATTCAAATCCCCTAAAGCCAGCCTCGTATCTGCCAGCGTGTAGGTGTTCGTAAGCTAATTTATAGTGTGCGTCTGCACTTATATCAGTAGTAATAATGCGGCCTCATCGTCTAGTTCCTCTAGGCGTTTGGCTTCCATTATTCGCAATTGCTCTTGAATGAGATATTGCTGGTTTCTGTAAGCTACTGCCTCAAGGATATTATCCCGTTGGTTTTCAAGGTAACTTATAGACCGTTGTAATTCTTGTGTATCGACTGACGGTATATCAGCTTTAACCTCTTGTTTTGATTGTACTTTAGATTGCTTAACTTTAGCAACAGGATCAATCTGATCTTTGAATGCTTGTTTGCGTGATGCGTTAGCATCTTTTATGGCTTCATTAAGTTTGCGTTGACGCTCTGCAATTTTTTGTTGAATCTTTTGAATTCGTTTAAGTTCTTCAGGTGTCCAAGACGCATCATCACCCCCTGTTAAGCTAGGCGTTGGCGTAGGCGATGCAACAATTTGAAACGCATTGTTTTGGAACGCATTAGCTTGAAAAGCAATTGACATTAATTACCTGACTCTTTCCAAGTTAGTGTTTCTTCATCCCATATATATAAATTACCATCCATAGGCATGGGTGTTGGTGATTCCCATAGCCATGTAGATTGGTTTAATGTCCAACTTGCAAATGGTTGAGGTGCATAAAATACATCATTGGTTTGGTCGTATGTATAACCAATACCAGCATAATTTCCACGCAATGGTCTGCCTTCAGGATGTTGCCCACCATAAGTATTGTAAGAAGTTTGAACCCATCCTGTACCAAAAGCACCTGAATCTATAACATCTTGTTCAGCGACAATAACTTGGGCTACTAATCCGTTTTCTATTTTTGCAAAATGCGCCATATTAAACCCTTAATATGTAATTGAACCTGACGAGGTAAATGTGTAAATTGTATTGCCACCTGATGTAGTAACTGTTGGTGATCCAGTAGTAGAGGCTGCCGCATCTGACGCAGAAACAATTACAACTCCTGAACCACCAGCACTAGCGTTTCTTCCAACGCCATCACCGCCACCACCACCGCCTGTATTAGCACTTCCAGCAGTTGATCCACCAGTATTACTATTACCACCATTACCACCACCGCCCGAACCACCCGAACTATTACTTGTAAAGCTAGAGTGTGCAGAACCGCCACCGCCACCAGCGTAAGTTACTGATGAACCAGTTATAGATGATGCAGTTCCGTTTCCACCATTACCAGCGGTAGATGAAACACCTGTTCCACCTGTAGCACCTGCTCCACCACCACCCCCAGCAGCTGATGGGCCACCCACATTGGCAGAACCAGCCCCACCATCATTACCTTGACCTGATGTTCCAGCACCACCAGCCATTGAACCAATACCACCACCACCGCCTGAACCACCGCCACCGCCTGAAGTCCAAGCACCTGTGTAATAACCACCAAGACCACCGCCAGTTGAAGCTGTAAGACCAGCAAATTGAGAATTAGAACCCGCTGTTGGCGAAGTTGTAGGAGTAAGACCGCCAGCACCGCCACCGCCTACCGTGACTGTATAGGTTGTGCCACGAGTAAGAGTTGTTGTGCCTGTTAAATAACCACCAGCACCACCGCCACCGCCAATATATGCACCGCCACCACCACCGCCAGCAACGGATAAATAGGTTGCACTAACTGGGCCTTTAGCACCAAGAAATAATGACTGCATAATTGTCATTTTAAGTAATTCCTGACCCTGATATTACGGCATTGCTAGAACTAATAAAAACGATTGTGCATAAGCCATAAAGCCCTAAAGTTCTATTGCCTGTTGTTGAACTAGATTGCCCAGCAAATTGCAATGTAAGACTTGCGCCTTGGGTAATGGTTTGGCTTGAGCTTGAATTGTTATAGATAGAAACAATGTTTCCAGCCGCCATTACTGCGTTTGGAATGGTTACACCACCAGTAGTAATTGATATGGTTTTACCAGCATCGGTCGCAACTAAGGTATATCCGCTAGTTTGCGAATTGATCGTTGTGCCAGTTGCATTAAATGTAATAGCAGCCGAACCGTTATAAGTTGCCGTTGCAGACAAACCAGTTCCAGCAGTTAAGGCATTGGTTACTGAACCAGCAGAGCCAGTTGTGTTTTGGTTTAATGTAGGAAAATCAGCCGCAACCGCAATAGTCAAAGCACCAGTTGTGGTTGTGCTTTTTAT